TGAAGATACAAGATTATTCGCACAAAGTCAAGCGTTATTTTGCAATGCCACCAATTATTTGATGCCATCTGGCTTCAATCATCCTACAATACAGTATGTAATTAAACCCATAATTACCAAAACCATATCCATCATTTATTTCAATTAGTGTAGTACCACCATCAGCTCTAATACCAACGTCTAGTGTATATGCAATCGGAGCTTCTTTATAATCATCAATGGCACGCCTAACAAAATCAAAGTCCGGCAATACCTCATACGAGCCGGTATAATTCTTACACCCTACCAACTTACCATCCAATACAAAGCATCTATATTCAGACGCGATATCAATTATTTCAGATACCACTATTCGCGTATCAGCGGTAATCCCAGACAATTTCATCATGTCCAAATCAGTATTGGCCACGAATCCAGTAAACAACTTGTATTCATCTTTGGGTTTAACAAAAAATGGATAATCTGAATGATGTATTTCTCCAATAGTAATAGTTTCCATTTTCCTATCCATACACCACACACCCAAGTGATCTTCAACATTATGTACCTCTGGGATAGTTATGCCCCGCTTTTTCATGATAGTATGCATGGTATTCAATCCAGCAAATAACACCCCATCAAAATCCAAACCATCTAAATCATGCAATTCAAATGGAATAACCTGATATCCCATGCGCTGGAAGCCCCTTTGAGCAATATAACAATTCTCATTGAGCCAATCCCTATCCTGTTTCTGTACAAATACTTTTTTCATTTAATCTTCCTGTTCGCACGCCGTAGCTAAACTAATCAGCGTGTCCAATTTTTCGTTTATTTCACCATCAGTCATACGTGCCTCCAAATCTGGAACTATGTTCCAACGCGCTTCTGGATCATCTCCATCCATTACACATACTTTCGGAGTACCCTCTTTTACATGAATATGATAACATCCATCCTGTGGAGATTCCGTAAAACACGCATTACAAAACCAAGTATTGTATTGTTTACCCTTAATTTCCATTATTCACTCCCACTATCTTCAGTATAGCCCAAATATTTCTCTGGAATGCCCATACAAGTCGCGATGTAATCCTTTGCCTGTTCTACCGTTTTGAATATAGTCTTGGCGGTATCACACGGTATGGATATCTCGGTATCACTTGTTTTGCACTCACAGGTTGGGTCTTGACAATTAATAATGCCCGTAGACGTCTCTGAATCATCCGAGCCCGTTGATATATAGCCCCAATGATATTCGCTGAATTCTGGATGCTTATTTAGATATTGCTCTTTTGTTAGTATCAATGGCTTGTAATCCAATAATTCATATAGTTCATCAAGCGGCAACTCGATATGCCAAGTAGTCTCTTGCGTATTATCAATAGCCGGTCTGATAATTATATTGTCACCATCCCGCTTGGCTGTCATTGCCATTCCATCACTTCGTATAAACTTCATTATTCTTCCTCATGTATATAATTTACTTGTATCATACCATCTGATCTATTCGTTTTTACTATCATGGTAGTATCATTAACCCAATCAGGCCATTCCATGTCCCCCAAGTCATCAACACACTCATGATGAATGCACTCTAAATTGGAACAATACCACCGATAGTCCCACTTCTTGCCCTGTGTCACTACTACTGGATAATCACATTCTTTACAGGTACTCTTGAGCCAGCTCAGTCCACTCATGTTATTCATTGCCCTTAAGCAGTTGCTTGCCAGAAGCTTGTAATTCTTCTACTAATACCGTAATGTACCTATTGGCTTTATCAGTCTCACCGGGTCTGTATATAATGGCCCTATTGGCATTATAATACCCAAATTCATATATCTCGCCGTTCCATTTTACCTGATCATTTCTATTAAACTTCATTCTTTTTGTTTCCTTTACAATGGTATTTCTTTTTTATCGCGTGTCTGGGTTTGCAATTCCAGCAATTTCATATACGCCTCACCTTTAGTGCGAGCTGGAATTAATTCTTCTATGATTTCATTATATTGATATACCCCACCCATATCAAAAAACCAATAAATAGGCATTAGTGGATTAATAAAAGCAACGTCACTATGGACTTTGGCCAAATTAGAAGCGGCCTGCTTATACATATTATCATCCCCAAATCTACCTTCAATGGCAGAAATTATCTTTGACTGTACATGGCTGGGCTTATTGGTCTCCCAAATTTTATCACATATATGCCTATACCATACATATTCTATATGATTTCTAGTCAATGCACACGTGCCATAAAACTGACCAGAATATGACAATGCCGCCATATTTTCCATAACTCTATAATGATTCAAATTTTCTTCAGTCTCAGTACCAAATCCCATATTAACCAAGAATATGCCCCCATCACGCGGGTTATATAACTGGATATTCTTAATGGCCGCCATGAAAATATATTCTTCCAATACAGTACCCTTCAAATCTTCATCACCAAACATCAGCGAATCCACACCACCATCTACCAATAGAATAGTACTGACCTCATGATCATCTACAATTTTCTGAACAAGCGGCTTAAGCATAGCAGGTCCCAACTTCGGAAAAGTATATACTTCATTACCAACATAATCCCTAATATCAAAGCTCGTCGAATCATACGTTCCCAATATAATATCTGGACGATTGTGTATAAACGGCAATGTCCCCAATATATCCTGTCCACCACCGACTCCCATAATAAATGTGTTCTGTGGTATTTCCATAGGCCAATTCATTTTCATTTTATTTGTCTCCATATAATACTGAATCGTCATCTTCAATCATCTTCAGAAATTTCTTCATTACTTCATTGTGTGCTGGAATATCCCTATCAAATGTACGAATAGCAACATCATTATTATCCATATATTTCTTCAATTCAGCAAATTTGCCACCAGCTTTAATCTCATCCATCATAGCTTGGCGCTGATTGTGTGCTGGTTTTTCATGATATCCCTTGGCACGCAAAATGCTCTTGTTTTCAATATCCGATATGAATAACCAAAATCTATACGCCACGATACCACCCCAAATATATATGCTGTTCAGTTCCAGCAAATAAAACACGAACTACCCTAAACGCAATAGCACATAATTCCATAACTCTTATCGTGGAACAGTCCCCATAATAAGCAGTTTCATGTATCACATCACCGCCCAATATGAATAAGGTTCTAGTCATTATTCTTTTCCTTATATTTTTTTAAATCTATCCAATATTGAGGATCAAGCTCTTTCGGTAGATGGTGTATCTTATGTAAAAGCGGTAAATGGCATATCAGGCATGTTACATCACCCGATTCTCTATATCTATGAGTTTTTACAACTAGCATTATTCTTTTTCCTTTTCTGATAATTGCGATGTCGTTACCGGATGATCACGCATTACATCAGAAACAAATTGATTCTCTTGCAATACAATATGTTCACAACCCACTTGATTTTCCATCTCATCCATCCAATTGTCCCAATTCGTTTCTACCAACTCAATAAATTCCGATGGACTGCCCCTCTGCTTGTATCTATCTATATAATGTTCCTTAAGTGATCGGTCTGGATATATCAATTTGAACTCCAATCCATTTTCTACTAGTGCATCGCGGACTTCTTTATGACTACTTATGCAGATGACGTCCGCTCTGCTGGCATTATCCTTGATGTGCTGAATATAATTCTCTGGAAAATACCCCTTATCAAATTTGCTACTATCACTATCCAATACCAATTTATCCGAAGCTTCGTAGAAATGTGTCTTTCCAGTTCCTGGGAATGCCGATAATAGTGTTACTTCTTGCTGATAACCAATTCCCATGTCCTGTGCTTCCCGTGTAAGTTCACGGAGTATTTCTTTTTTATCAAGCCATGGATAATGATTAACCGCTGGATTCTCAAATGGAGTGAATGATGGTTCTGGAAAATCGGATTCACGTGAACGCTCGGCATTCTCAGATTTTTTCACAAATTTACCATCAGGCCCTTTCTTGAGATTCCGATTTTTCAATTTCAAGCATCTCTCCTCATATAGTCTAATGCCCTCTTCAATTCCATTTCTTTCAATGTACCATTGCTTAGAGAATCGACCTTTAGCTTTCGATTTCATTTTTTCTATTGAAGAATCTTTGTGTGTTTTACCGTACATACCATTATTAGAACCACCATTTATCAATGTCATTTTTTCAACCCAAGCTTCGTATTCTGGGGTGTCCCTTTTTCCTTCCCATAAATCTCCACCACCTTCAGTGTCCAATACGGCATTATAACCACTTTTAAAGCTATCATATTTTTCAATATAGTATGATTCCAATGTGGGGCTATCTTCTGATTTGCACTCACATATTATTTCTTTAGTAAAATTATCCCAGCCATGTTTTCTAATGGCTTTATGAATTGGAAATTGTGAATCAATTTTGGATTTGTATTTGTGCCCAGCCATACGTTCACTAAAATCGTGTGTTCTACCAATATAATGTTTCCCACTGGGGCTTGTCAATTTGTATATTATGTCCATAGAATTTTCCATATAACTCTCCTTTAATAATAAGTATCAGGTGAAACCTCAAACACCCGATTTATTTTTGCGCAAAAAAAAGCCCCCAATGAAGGAGGCTTTTAGTTTTGTACGTTTAACCAGTAATTACTAGACTAAGTTCGTATCTGCTACGACGATTGTCCCGTAAAATTCGGGCCTTACCATCTTTTTAGCATAACGCGTCATGACGCCTTTCCGCGGGGTGAAATTTACTGGGTCATATACCAATGGAGTCATGATCAATGGTACATATGGAGCGTAAACAGCACCAGTTTCTAAGAAGTTACTTCCACGGAAACCGACAAGAATGACGTTTTCGTGCATGTAAGGATTCTTGTAAACTGTAAATCTGTTATTCAACATACCTACTTTTTGAACACCCATTGCAAATGAAGTGATTGATGCTTCACCGGTCGTATCTGCAGCATAACCTGGAATACTTTCGATGATTGTAGCAGTTTCCGGAGAAACAACTAGGAAGTTAGCACCACCACGTAGTGTTTTCTGATGAATTGCAGCAGAAACTCTTTGAATCTTGTTACCAAGAGTCTGGAACCATAATCCCTTAGTGTAAGCGGATGCGTTGGTTGCAGTTTCTTCGAATACACCAGTAGAACTGTTATATTCGTTAGCAATCTTTGCTGACCAGTACTCAGTCCTAGCAGAAGCGTTTGCACGCAACATGTCAAGAATTTCCAAGTCAATTTCCATCGTCACATATTCTGACAACATAGCAGTTAATTCTGCTTCGGCGTCAACGCTGTGATATGCGTTTAAATCCTGAGCTAATTCAGGTGTCCAGATAGCTTTTAACTTTCTGGTCTTTGCGACGATCGGAATCGAACGCATCTGAATGTCGATCTCAGGGATACCAATATCATCATCAGTACTTGGAGCAGGCGTTGTAAATGTCGTCTGTTCGAAATCACCACGAGTGACGTCAGTAGGTTGTTTACTATATTTCACTGACCACGAACCAGTTGCTTCTGGGGTGGATGCAGGATTAATAATAAATGTATAGTTTGTACCACTAAGTGCGCTGTAAGCGGGGTATAGTGTAGTTACTTCGGTTAGACCGGAGCCACTAAGTACAAATGAACGGATTGCATCACTATCAGCAACTGAGCTAACATTTGCTTTCGGAATAGTAATTTTAAGAAGTGAACCTGCGGCGATTGAAGCAGAAAGGTCTGGTTCAAATGCTACATCGCCCCAAACTGCGGATGCAGTTGCGGTTGATGCTGCGGTTGCAGTTGAATCATTCAAGGAATATCCAAAACGACCTGCGCCGTAAAGACCACCAGTTGCATCACCAGATGAACTTGTGTCACCATAAATGTCGGACCCACTATCGAATCCTGGTTGTGCTGTAGAATACTTAAAATCTAGATAGAAAATAAGTCCAGAAGGAAGGTTCATAGGTTGTACAGAAACGAATTCCTGTGCTGCTAATTCACCAAAGATTCTACGAACTAATGGAAGGGCAACGCCAGACCATTCTTCAGAGTTAGATGCTGTACCTGTTTTGGATGCTTCATCAATTAGCTGACGTGCTTGGTTTTCAAGCAAGACTGCCATGTTATTGACATCATGTTCACGGGCAAGACCTTCAAGAAGTCCAGTAGGCTCTCATTTTGACACAAGTGCTTTGGATTCTTCTAATCTCTTACGAACGGGGGAGTAACCGGTCATTAGTTTTTCGATTGTTTGTAAGCTTTTACTCATTTAAATTCTCCTATTTAATATTTGCGAGTTTTTGGAAACGTTCTTTCAATTCCTGACCTTCGGTTAAGATATTCTCATTCTTAGGTTTGGTTGATCGAACAGGCTTGGAACTTGAGCTCCGTACCTTATTGTTTCGTTTGTTTTCAGATAGTTGTGATTTAGGTTTTCTAGTGACACGTGCACCAAATGATTCTGCCAATGTTGAATATACCAACTTGACCTCACGAATATTTTTTGCTCGGTCGAAAGTCTCAACCACTTTAAATTTCTTACTATTGTCCAGTTCAAAGGAACGGAACAGTTTGTTGGAATAAAGTAATTTTGCGTTAAGCAGGTTAACTTCATTCAATTTGTCACGTAAGTACTTGACCACTTCACGGTGCTCAGTAAGCTCAGCCTGTAGGGTTTCTACCTGTTCATTAGTATCTTCTTCTGTTTCTTCCTCAGTAAGCTGATTAAGAAGTTCCTGAAGGTCGATATCTTCATCGAATTCTTCTTCTTCGTCCTCATCTTCAAATTCATCAACTTCTTTCAGTTTAGCCTTACCGACTGTACCGATTCCAGATGTTTGATTTGCTTTACCAGGTTGTTTGTTGTCAGATTTACCAATGTCTGAAGATACATCATTTTCATCAAGTTCGTCTTCATCGTCCTCAATGTCCATATCCATTTCTTCTTCATCTTCGTATTCTTCATCGATTTCAGATTCTAGTTCACGAATTACTGCTTCCAAGTCCAAGTCATCCTCGTCCTCTTCTTCAAATTCATCACTATCACCAAATTCGTCGTCTGCGTCAAAATCTTCAGATTCGTCGAATTCTTCTTCATCGTCTTCAAGTTCGGGTGCTTCTTCAGCGTCAAATTCATCTTCGCCCTCAAATTCATCACCGTCTACTTCGATATCTTCAATCTCGCCCTCTTCGGGTTCGACTGCAACATCTTCATCTTCAAAGTCGTCGTCGGCTTCATCAAATGATTCCTCATCGTCAAATGATTCCTCATCTTCAAATTCGTCTTCGTCTTCAAAGTCATCAACTTCAGCTTGAATTTTCTTAGCTAACATTGATTGAATACGTGGTTGAAATGCCTCTTCTAGAGCTATACGAGCATTAGCTAGTGCGGTTTCCCTTACTGCTTTTGCATCTGCAATAGCGTTTTTTAAAAGATCATCCATTTTTATTTCTCCAATTTTCCAATTGTGGATTTACTAAAGTTATTAGGAACTTCAATGCGGTTTGTTTTGATTGCGATATATGATGGCGGAAGTCGCCCATATCGTATTTACATATAAATATCAGGTCATTTACCAAAAGGCGATAAAAAACCCATTTATTTTCATTTTTTATATTTTTTCTTTAACAATTTTTCTATAAAATTTTCCACTTCTTCCCACAATTCCTGTTCAACTTTTATTAGATCAGCCTTTGTTACCACATCGCTTTCAGTTAAAAGTTCTTCCCTTATCATTTGTCGTAATTCTGATTTTTTCATATTATTCCCCAAGATCGCTCTTTATATCTTCGACTTCATCAATTCACTTTTCCGTAATCTTGTTCAATCTATTATGTAGTTTCTTATTTTTTGCAATATTAAGTAAATAAGCATTTAAATTTGTCATACCCTTAAAAACAATTTCACTATAATGTTCAAAATCCTTACCAGATTTCTCATTTAATGCTTGAATTTCTTCTCTAATTATTTGTCGTAGTTCTGATTTTTTCATTAGTCTCATTGCCTTCCGCCAGCTCTCAAATATTTTTCGAAATCTCCGAGTTTAGAATCGGGTATTATTCCGCCCTTAATATTTAAAGTTACACGAATGACATATTGTTTATTGTGATTTTGTGCCAGAGCGGTGACTTTATCTCCCGAAGCACTAACAAATCTATATGGTTTATCTTCAAACCAAAAATCGTTGCCCTTTTTTAAATCCTTCACTTTTCTATCTTCATTTATCTTGCCCTCTTTGACAATTTTGAATACAGATTCGTCTTTTAGGAAGTGATCGTATACTACGAATTCACCTCTGCCACTGGGATTCATTACTACTAGTCCCTGTTGTGATGGATGTAATGCTTTTGATGTTCTGCCCAATATGGTCAGCTTCTGACCTTTTTTGAAATTCTTTTTACCGAATTTACCACCCTGAGTTACTACCAGATACCCATGATTGTCCTGTTTTGCAAATGCTTGGCGTAGGAAGTCGGCTTTTCTATCTTCTTGCAAGCTCTGAATTTCTTCTCTTATGATCTGACGTAATTCTGATTTTTTCATATTATCCCTTTTTGACTGCTTTAATGAAATTTATTAATACTTTGGCAATTTCCTTCTTTTTACCCGATTCGACCGCTTTAGTTAAATCGTCGTGAGCCTGTATTGCTTTTTGTTTCAAAGGTCCTGATACTTTCGTTTTTACAGCTTTTTCAACCTGTTTGTCGGCCATTTTCATTTTGGAATCTGGCACTTTACCTGCGGCGAATTTTTTAAATTGTTGGATCGGATTGGTGTCTTCAGTTAGTCCTTCATCGGTTGTCATTTGCCCATCGTATTCTCCCATTGAAACTATGGGACCCATATATGCAAATCCCGCTCCAAATGCAACCAATACCCATCCTATCAATTCCCATAACCCAGATGGGCGAATGCCAGCCAAATCTGGTACTTGGCTTAGAATGCTTCCACCGATTATTATACTGACAAAACCACCAATGGTCATTTTGGCGGGGAAATTTAATTTTTCATCCAATTCGGTTGCACGTGCGGCTCTGACCTTACCCATGTCCATTTTTTCATTTGTACTCTTATTGGATATTGCAAAGTTATAAACAAATAGTCTCAAATATTCACGGGTTATTTTACCACGCCTTAGTCCTGGGAAAAACCACTTTTCAACCTTTGGACTTTTCATAAATATACCTTGGACAACCTTATACCGCTTGGATTTAGTTGCTTTGCTCATGCCATCTTCATATGCATTTGCATAACTTAATATAGCTCTTTTGAGTTCATCAAATCCACTGCCATTTGGAATTCCTTTAAACATCTTAACAGCATTGGCTTTGATATACTTTTCAATGGTGTGTTGTTCCATGCCCTTTTCTATGAATTTTTTGAAATCGGCAAATGCACCCTCATTGATAGTGAGCTCTATTTCTTTTAATTCATTTTTCTTTTGAAGTTCATTCCAATACTTTTTCAGACCTTTCATAATGATACCGAGTGATAATTCCTTGCCACCTGGAATTGTCCATTTGACAGGAAATGGGTAGCCACCTCTGGTTTTCTTATTTCCTTTGTCTTTTAATATAGGTCTAATTTTGCCAAGTTCTGGCTTTTTAAGATCACCAATTTTTCACGATCAATTACTAGTATGTACACCTTTGCCAAGGCCACTTTTAATATGAGCCTTTTCAATTACCAATCTTAACCCAGAAGTTTTGGTATTGAAGAAAATCCAAGCGTTTGTAGCATCTGAATCATATTCTCACTGCCAGTATGAACGATTTGTAGCTACTGGTTTTTCATTGTTACTTATATATTTTGTATGATCACCGTATCCAGCCGCCTCATTTAGAGCCTGTATTTCTTCCCTGATTATTTGGAGTAGCTCAGATTTTTTCATTATTTTTTGAATCCAAATTTCTTCAATACTTTTTTAACCTCGGAATCATTGGGGACATTCCCATCAATTGCACCGTAGTCATATAACCACATTGAATTGCGGCCACCCTGAAAATCAAATCTGGTTGCATTACCTTCACCTTCAACATAATTCCAATCATATGCACGTTCCATTTGATCCAGTGCGTCATGAAAGTTACCTTTAAGGGTTTTCTTAGGTTCCCAGCCAGCTTCATTAATTTTCTTAATTTCTTCCCGTATAATTTGTCGTAGTTCTGATTTTTTCATTATTCATCCTTTAAGTGGTGCTTAATACCATCAATCATGTTATATTTAAACTTGACTTGATCAGTATCCCAGAATCATCTGGTAGATTTCTTTAGCGTGCCATTAACATACGCATAAATAGCTTTGATTAACTTATCATTGGAATCACCAGACTTAACTTTTCCGGAATTAACTATCGCCTTTGACCATTGATCAACCGACGATCCTTTTATGGGATTTCCCTGAATACCTTCATTTAATGTCCGAATTTCTTCTTTTATGATTTGTCGTAGTTCTGATTTTTTCATTATTTACTAGCCTTTACATATTCTTTATAAAAATCTGATTTTTTAGTTTCTGAGGCATTCATTTCTGAGTGTCCGGGATATATATCTTCATATGCACTAACTATGGCTTGATAATATTTCCCCTTAACATTTATACCATACTCTTTAGGGTGCATCATATAATCCTCAAGATATGCACCAAATTGTATAGGTGACAATGTGCTGTCACTTAAATTCTTTAAATGTTTAGCCGCGATTTTCGGTTTCACTAGTGTTTCAACCGCATCCGCATACTTATTTTCAGTTAATTTCTGAATTTCTTCTCTAATAATTTGACGCAGTTCTGATTTTTTCATGATGTTTTCCTATTTTAATCTTTTCAAATGTGCTTCCATGTGTTCCAAGTCATTCAATATTCTATCAATCCATACTTTCAAAACTTTGCCTGATGTCATATCTTCCAAATCACCATCTCCCCCCGAATATTCATGGGCGAGCTCGTAGTGGAGGTCTTCCATATCGGAAAACATTTTTTGGACTGTTTTGACATGGGGATTTTTAGCTTCTTTTAAAAGTTCTTCTTTTATAATTTGTCGCAGTTCTGATTTTTTCATCTGTATATCCTTTAGTTGTTGACCGCTTTGATAAACATATCAAATAATTTGGCTTCAGGTGAACCTTTAGCTGGTTTATCATTACCAGCCCAATGACCCCGATCCCAATATACCTCATCTTTGGTTTTAATATCACGTATCCACAATTTAGATACTCGGCCATCTTTATACCCAAATCCACTTGGGTCTTCAAATACCACCGCACTTATTTCATATTTTCCATCTTTGGATTTTCCAACTACCCAAGGATTCATGCCACTCTGTTTAATCTTATATACCATGAATTTCTTCAAAGGTGAAAGATCACCAGTAGATACTTCGGAACCCCTCTTTTCTTTTAGAATTTCCTCGCGGATGATTTTACGCAATTCCGATTTTTTCATTGTTATCTCCTATTTAGAGTCTTCTACTGATACCTTTCGATATTCAGTTACAAGTTTCTTGATCTCGCCCAAGTGTTTCCTGGCCCTGCCTGCTGCGGCTTTATTACCCTTTTCAACGAATTTTTCGTGATTGGCTTGAAAGTCAGCGAATAGTTTTGTAATTTGTTCGTATAGTTCTGTTGTCTTTTCCATTTTGTGTATCCTTTATTTTTATATTATTTTAAGAAATCGTCTGATACTATATACATACTACCAGCCATTCCACTTTTTAAACTGTTCATATCAACTCCAGCATCTTCGGCGTTAATAAATTTTTCTATTAGTTTCTGTATCTCTGGGAGTGCTTTTTTTGCTTGTGCAAATACACGTTCCCGTTCTTGGGCGGTCATTCCCACTATAAATCCTGGGCCGCGTTCTTGATCAACTACCACGGATAAAATATTTTCACCAGTAATATATGCTCGCATATTTTTTTCTAGCTTATATTTTTTGGCCACTTTATTGACAATCCCTTGGATTTTACCAGAAACTCTAGCTTCAGTTAATTTCTGAATTTCTTCCCTGATTATTTGACGCAATTCTGATTTTTTCATATCCAATGCCCTTTATTAGTGTATTTTTATTGTTACTTCATATTCAACGTCACCATCATAAATCACAATCATGCCCGTACCGTTCGACACATCATAATCCATTTGGGTGCCATTGCCCCATATTTTTTTAGCCGTTTTAACTATACCATTATGGAGTTTGTCAGCATTTGGAGTCCATTTGCCCTCTTGGATAGTCATTTCTTCTCTAATAATTTGTCGCAATTCTGATTTTTTCATATTATGCTCCTAAGCGTAATTCAGTATGGACTCAATTTGACGCAGTGCTAGTGTTAATTTTTTAACATCCTCTGGGCTCAATTTGGCGTCTTTTAATTTTTTCATAATCTTTTTGGACTGATCAACCAAGCCTCTATAATTGGCTTCATTGATTTCATCCCTGACCATTTCACGAATTACAGCCTCGCTGAATGGGATTTCCCCTTCAATTAGGTTTGAAAGTTTTAGAATCTTTTTAGCTGGTTTTCCCATTTTGTGTCTCCAATGTACGGTATTTCTCTCGTATTTTTGCCTTTGCTTTCCGTTCCCTACGGACCTCAGACGGTTTTTTATACTGTTCATTTTCCCTTAGTTCCACGAACAATCTTGTATCTTTAATTTTTCTCTTCATTATCTGAAGTGCTTTTTCGATGTTTCCATCTATGACCTTTACTTTAATCATGTAAACCTCTTTTGTTTTTTGTTATTTTATTCTTCGTTTGAGCTCTTTTTTGACCTCTTTAGCCACTGGGCCTGTCCAAGACCTTGCATTGGATAGAAAGTATGCTACCACTGATCTTCCAGAATCCTGATAATAATCATCAGTAATTTTCTCGAGACTAAACATAGCATCCAAATACGGCTTTGCGGCGTAATTTACTTTTTTCCAATCACTTGAAATGACATCAGCCAGTTCATCAATTGACATATTTTTATAATCCGCATTTTCTGTGAGTATTTCACTTAAAATGCTTCTAATTTCTGTGCGCACCATTTCTTCAAGTTTATTTGATTTATCACGTTGTTCCACAAATTTAGTGGCGTACTTTTGTTCCCGTACATATGATGCATTGGGATTCTTTTTCCTGAGTGATTTTGGCATTTCGGCAATTTCCTCTTCATTTAATCCGTGATTGTTCACAAAGTAGTTAATTCTGCGTGCGTCAATTGGATAGGTTTTTCTCCACTTATTTTCTTCAAGTCCTCTGAACCATTTGTGTATTTCTTTTACAGTAGTTCGTTTTGGTTTTGTATCCATATCTTCACTCCATGCTGCTTTTAAATCATTTTTATAATTTTGAAATGTGGCTGGTGTATAGTCACCATAGCTCAGTTGATATTTTTTTTTATTGACAATCGATCTAACGTCTATTGAACCTGGGTCTTTAAGTAATACCTTAAAAGCACCCGATATTACTTTTTTATTGACTTTAAAACGCCTCATTAAATCCTTATAGGCACTATGTTTGATCTTTACCAAATCACCTATATATGCTTTTTCGTCTAATTTCATTTATTTAATATCTCCGGCTAGCGTCTTTTAATACTTTTTTCATTGTTTTTAGATAGAATTTCAAATCTTCATTGGCACCTTTTGTAGTATATTTAACAAAATTCGGTTTAAATTTATCGTCATAATCACCACCATCGTCTATCACATTAATTGGCAATCCCGATCCATCTCCATCCCAAAATAGGGTAGCATATATTAATGTATCATCGCTGTCACGAGACCATTCCCATGCACCAGACATTTGATCATATCCAAATTCCCATTCGCCAATTTTCTTACCTTTTAATTTTCGCTCAATGTGATCTTGAGATGCCAATTCTCTATCTTCATCCGTTAAATCGTCATCACTGCCCATTGAGAATTTACTGGCTTCATGGAGTTTACCTTCAGTCTTAGCCTGATAGTTCTTATCCACATAATTGTAGAATTTTTTCTTTTTCTCATCTTCCAATTCGTCTGGAGAAGAAATACCAAATTTCTGCATAGCACTTCTGAAGAATTCTTCGTATTTGCCATCGTTCTCTTTGATTTTCTTGCCTATCGCTCTAACGTCGGTATCACTATTTTCAGAAACTTCTGCCTCATTGATGTTATAATAACGCCCTAAAATGTGACCCATGTCCTCATATAGCGACTCCATACGCTGTTGCACTGAAGCGGCATCTCCTGCAATCTTAGTGAACTCCTTTGCATGGTTGCCTAATGTTTTCATGTTCTTATTGATCGTTATCTTATCGAATGCTTCATCTACATTATTAAGAGAATGATGTTTTGCAATCTCACACATCTTAGCCAGTTTCTGAGCAGTTTCTCTGATATCATTTTCACGATAAATCATTTTACCAATCTCATTATACCCAGCAACTTCCTCTTGGAATTCCTTAAGATCGTATTTGGGACCGTCTTCTTCAGCTACAAATTCTTCGGCAATATTGCTCAATTTATAGTGATGAAAGTTGTTCGTTGGATTAACAAAACCACCGACTATTGATAGCATGTGTTCGTCTAATTTTTGTTTTTTCTTTGCCATTATTTGTCTCCTATTTACTTAAAATCTTTTTTATAGCATCAAATTGTTTTTTTGTTATTGATAGATGTTTTGATTCATTTTCAGTGCCACCGATTTTGAGGTTCATTTTATATTTCCAATTATGACCATTTTCAGCCTTTTCCAGTTCACCAACTTCATAATTAGCCTCATTTAAAGTATCTTCTTCAATGTATTCCTCTAGTCTCCAGTCTCTCCACTTTTTATTCATTTCCATCATATCTTTATTTTTCATTATTGTCTCCTATGACATATCACCGACGGTGCCCATTTGAGCTCGTCGCAAGTGAAGGTTTGCTGGTAAATCGATTTCATTCTTTTGTCCATATTTATCACCGACGTTAACGCCATGATTCATAAATATACTAATTTTAGATTCGGGGCTTTTTTTCTGCTCAGCTTTAGCCTTTTTAGTTGAATCCTTTTTTGAGCCTTTAAATTTTACAATGCCATCCTTCGTATATCCATACGCGGTTGATTTCTTCATCACCTCTTTTAATTCGCTTCTAACAAGATTTCTAACCATTTGTTCTTCAGTAGATTCTTTTAATCGTTTAGTAATTTTGGCCTTATCTGCATTAGATACCATATTACCAAGAGATACCATAAATTTTCCCAAATCGGATTCCATATGTTTTGCACCTTTTGGTTTTTGATAATAATACCTAATCCCGAAATTTTGAGTGCTGATGCCCTTATTATCCTTGCCAACTGTAATATCGCCTATTTTAAATTCCGTTTTTACTTCATTCATTGTAATTTCTTCATTCGGGCCTGCTTTTTTTCTCTTACTACCCTTTACTCGGCTACCCTCTGCTCGACCTCTATTTTTACTCTGATCCTCATATCCAGCAATTTTGCCGTTCTTATGTGAAGCATCCTTACCATCACCATTGCCGTATGTACCATTATCTCTATTGTACTTATTCAGCTCGGCTCTGTATTTTTTCTTCTCTGGTGAGGACTGAAATTTTTTGTAATAATAGCTTTTTCGTGCTTGGTATTCCTTTGCGTGATCCCTCTTTTTCTCAGCTTCATTAATCGATTCAATTTCTTTTCTGATTAGTTGTCTAATACTTTCTTCCTTCTTTACTTTGGTAGGAAGGTCCTTAGTATCAGTTGAAGCAAAATCGTCAGCGTCCTCATCGGAAATCTTCCCCGCGATATCTTTGACTTTTTGGTCAACCTTACTGTTCTTGCCATCTTTGTATGCTTTGACAAGAGCGAATAATTTTTGTTGTTGTTTACTAACCGATGGCATCTATTTTTCCTTAGGCTTTAATTAATTTAGCGGCTTTTTTCAATATCGATATACCATTTTCAATGATATTTGTACCCCTATCAAACTGTGAATATGCTTTATTGAACCAATCTTCACTTGAATTCTCATTCAAAATTACTTCTAAATTACCAAAAGCTTTATCCAATTCATCTTCAATTTCTTCAAGTTCTTCCAGCCAATACTGCCCAGATGTCTTAGCTTCATTGACATTTTTCTTGCCATGTGCATTAATGGTATCCTCTAGAGTAGGATTTGGTTCTCCAAAACTTCTTTCGAACGCATGTTCACTCAATAAGTCTGCTAGTTTTGTTCTTTTTTTCATTGTATTTTCTCCCACTCGGATAAATTCTTTGCCCAAGCCTTTGGTTAGGTTTTCTTTTTCTATGTAATTTTTAACAGCGGCTTCATCTTTTTCTGAGACGTATACCCATGTAATGAATGCTGGTGATTTTTCCACCGTTGCATCCAGTTTATTATCTTTTATAAATTTTTCTATTTTTTTTGTGGCTGTAAAATATATTGTATATAGCTTCTTTTTCATATTACAATCCCGCCCATTTTTTGAGAAGATCGTTTGTAAGTTTTTTATCTTTGCTGGATAATTTCTTGTATATTTTTTTCCAACCGGCCGATCCACGTTTATATTCCTCATTATCATTATTCATATTAAAGAAGTATCCATGCAAATCTATGGCAAAACCCTTTGCAGATTTCAATTCAATATAATCTTCATCTTTACTATCTGGAGGTTCAGGCATTCCAAAATCACTTCACTTTAGGTTACTGTATGAAGCTTCATTCAAAGCTTGAATTTCTTCTCTAATAAGTTGTCTTAGTTCTGATTTTTTCATTATTTAACTCCCCTTTGCATCCATAAGTTTCATTATTTTAGACGCATAGCTTTTTAAGTTTTGTCCTTTTTTTACTGCATCTGAAATTTTCCACAACCCATCAAAATACAGTTTACGATTTGGCGAACCTTTTGGCTCTTTAAAAAAGCTTAAATATTTCTTTCTATATTCTTTGGCAAATTCTTCAAAATCTTTCCATACACCAAATTTATCAACAATTAACTTAGAGTACATTCCAGTATCACTAATCATTGAACCAATTAATTTAGCAAGGATATTACCTTTAACATCGCCACTAATACCACCCCCACCGTTCCGTTCTTCATAAGAATATGATTTATGTTTTTTATCTATATCGGACTGATACACTTTAAACTTTTCTTTACCGCCCCGTGAGGTTGCTTGGAACAGCGCATCATAATCATCGGATAGCTCGTTTAACCGTTGAATTTCTTCTCTAATAATTTGTCTTAATTCTGATTTTTTCATTCTTATCCCCTGATAATATCGTTAATAATTGATTCTACCTTGCACCACTTGCCACACGTTCTTGTATATGGATCAACCGATTCATTTACTGGATACATAAATGCACCATGTGTAGATGGATTTGAAACGAAATCGAATGCAATTAATTCAAAATCGTCCTGTACTTCCTGTGCCGATGATTTGGCTTCAGATTGTTGTACTGAACCTAAACCTCTGGATGAAATACCCAGTTTGATTCCAGCTTGGAATAATTCTTTTAAAATGTTACCAGAAGGTGTACCCAGTACTTCAATAGTACCAACTAAATTATCACCTTCCCAATGCATTTCCACAATATTGTGAGATACATTTTGTAGGTTAACAACGGAGCTATCTGGGTGATCCAGTTCCCCCATTGCACGTTTTTGTTTGATGAAATTATCAGCATATTTGCCCGATTCTCTCATTAAAATTTTCTTCGGATAGATTCTACCATTCTGATTCTCAGCATCAGCCCTTTGCAATACACCCTGTACAATTACCTTACCATTATTTTTAACGGATTCGGCTATTTGAATGGGTGAAACATCGAATAATAGGTAGTCGACCAGTAATTGTCTATTCATCATTATCTCCCTTTAACTCCAGTATCTTTTTTGAAATATTTCAATACCCCATCCAAGCCCTTAGATATTACAGCAATTTTTGAGCTGGAAGATTTAGAATAATCAGCTGAGTCTTTTGCAACCGAGCTAATTAATCAAGAGGCATGATTTAATTTACCCAAATCACCTTCAGCCGCTTTAACTTTACCAGGTGCCATATCTTCATTTACCGATTCCATAAAGTCATATTCTTTACTTTCATATGCACCCTCAAAATCTTCAGCGTAATCTTTAGCCAATTCCATTCTATCTTTTTTAGGAAACATGCCACGAACTGTATCGTCATTTGAACCGTGATCTTTAACATACCCTTTAGCTCCATCGTCTACCAAATACATAAAAAGCTTTGGTGCTAGATGTCGGTCATATTTACCAGATTTCTTTTTCCGAGATAAATTTTTCAATATCGGAAGAAATCGTTGTTTGTATAATTGTTGGTTATTATCAATATAGATTTTCAATTCATCCATTTCCATTGATAATTTTTCAGTCAATGGTCGGCGATTTTTCATATCTTCGTATAAATTTTTGATGTATTTGTTTGTAATATCAGCCTTTTTATAGTCAAATACCTCTGGGTCTTTATGACCTTGGGCACGACCAGTTTTTTCCACTTTCCCATTTTTCCCATTTCTGAAAGCATTGGGAGTTTTAGGTGGGCCCTCACCACCGTCAATATTACCAGTCACATTAGCTTCTGATATTTCTTGCTCGATGATACTACGGATGTAATTTCTTAACGCGTCACTCATTATTTATCTCCCTTAAGGGTTTTCTTAATCTCTTTTACCAGTTGGTAATATCTCATCATTTTGACAACCTGATCATCCTTAACCAATTTACCCTTTGTCAAATGTCCAATCTGATTAATCGCTTCTCGCAATTTGATAGTTGTGATTTTATCATCAACATTGGGCAATAATGTTTTCAATTCAGATGTCACTTTTTTAACTTCCGTATTGATAAATTCCCTCAAGTTGTTGGTATTTGATATATTGTTGATATATTCTTTTAATAGTCGCTTTTGAGCAGCATTCAATGAAGAATATCGCTCGTTGAACTTGTCCACTAAAATTTGATATGATAGCAATCGCAAGTCTTTTTCTTGTTTCTTGTATTCACTAACAATTCTTTTTTCTTTATTTTCCTTGGAAATTGGTGATCTTACAATATGTTCCAATATAGTAAATCTACTATCAACCATCTCAGTCGGATCAAATGTGTCCGCTGATGTTTCCGCTAGAAATAATTTATAAATAGAAGCGTACACTTTGTAGCTAGGAATTCTAGCCGCGAAAAATTCATCTACGTTATAATGTTCTTTAATCTCTTTTATGAGATTATATTTTTCACCGCGTAAATTTGAATTCTTAATTTTCTGCCGTGACGTTACCACGGCATCAATAAGTTTATCAGCTTTTGCTTCAATGTTATAATTTTCACCTATTAAAATTTTATACAACTGTTGTTCCTTGCCCAAATCTGTATTCTCGTTAAAATACTTCTTAAGAATATCTATGGCAGCGGAATTTTTCCTGTTGTTAAGAACATCCACGGTTATTTGTCTGGACAATAGTTCAAACAGTATCCCTGTATTCTTAATTTTAGAATGTCGCAAATTTTTACTCATACTTTTACTCCAATAATTAATAAATCCTATGCAATTTATCTTACTTATAAATATTAAAACTTCTTAAAAACGGCGCCTATTCAGCGTCTGCATTTTCAGAAATATCGTCTTTATATTCTTTTTCAATGTCTTCAGTTTCGTTTAATATTTTTTGATTTTTTTCGACAAATTTTTCACCTAATCTTTTCTTAAGTGAAGCATAATGTGCAAGAGATAGGGTTTTTCCGTATTTCGGACTGGCGCTTGCATTCTTTTTCATATCGTGTTTTCCTATCGGATCACGCCCAGTTACTGAGCCATCCTTACCATATTTGGGACCTTCTTTTGGACGACCTCCGCCCTCAAAACCACCTTTGGGAACTTCTTGATCTTCCCCATAATCACTATAATTTTCCTCTTGTGCGCCACCGGGTACAGGGGGTTTTTCACCACCACCTTCTTCACCGCCAGCATCCATCATTGCACCTTGAGTACCGACTGCTTCACCACTTTTCAATGGATCATTGCCTTCGTCCTCAATTTGCTGATAACGGAATTTACGCTTTTTATCCTTGATCAATTCAAGTCTAATTTGTTCCTGTTCAGCTTTACCGAATTTGAAAATATTATCATATATCCAACTGGTAGGAGCCAAGTCATCTTGTAATAGTGAACTAGCCGCTGATATTTTATTATTCAATAATTCAAGTCTTTCTTCTTCAAACATAATGGATGAATTAGTTAAATTCAAATCAAAATTAAGCATTTTTTCATCTCTATGACCCTGTGCGTACAAGTGTACCACACCGATTTTCATAAGTACATCTACTATTACCCTTTGAATTCGTTCAATCGTTTTAGCGAAACGAACATCTTCAGCGGCCAATGTGGATTTACTATTTAGTGCCTCATCATATCCCAAGAATGCACGAGGTACTTTCAACGCGGCCATCATTTTGTTTTTCAAGTATTCGATGTCATCAGTTGAATCATATTCCAATCCACCCAATGTATCAATTTCAGTTCCACTATCGCTCCCACGAACTGGAAGAAAGAAATCTTCTGTTAAATTTTGCATGTTATATTTAAGGTTATATTCCCCAGTAGTCTGATCGATAACTGGAGTCTTTTTCATTTTGGCAATAACCGATTTCATGAATGGTTCAACCTCATTTGGGGCAATATTACCAATGTCCAATTTGAAAATTCGTTTCTCTGGCGCACGCATGATTCTGTGAATCAACATAGCATCTTCCATTAATGTTAATTGTTTCCATACCTTACGGGCACCCTCAATCATGGATTTTCCATAGGGCAAGAAATTACTATCCGAGTGTAATCTGAAGTGTGCTACTTCAAAATCTTCTAACATCTCGGTATCATCGTTCCCCTTAATTCCATGACGGGTTTCACCTTCACCCAATTGAAATTTAACTTCATTTGGTCGAGCTGGATCTAATCCTTCAAGTCGAACCACGTCATATGCTGACATTGGTACAACATTATATATACCATAATTATCATCTATTTGTAGGTGTAAAAAGAAATCACCATATTTACACATATTTCTAACTCATGGCCACAAGTTGAATTCCACGTTCAAAATATCATAATACAAGTTATGCAATGTTTCTCTAATGGCTTCATCTTCAGCCGTGATTTCTATTACATCACCATATTCAGATTTCATTGTGGATTCATCGGCATAAATATCCAATGCAGAAGAAAGGATAGCATCACTATCCATTTGTTCGTAATCTTTGAATAATGCCATTCTCTGACCAGCTTGGTAGAACTGAATAGCACGACCAGTTGATCCACCCATTGTGGAATACAATCTGGTATATCTGTCCATAAAATTTCGATTTACGGTCGATTGGACATTATCCGTGTCTATAACTTTTAATTTTCGGCCACCAATATTGCGAACAATAACAGTACCAGAAAATAATCTTTTTAAATTTTGTGCTAATTTACTTTCAGCCATCATTTACCTCACTTCTCTTTTTTATCCTAATAATCACGAATCCAAGTTTACCCTATTGCCATGACCATCATCCATTTCCCACGATTCATTTTCGATTTCGTTTTCTTTATACATTGGTTGATAATCAATCATTTGCTTCATGAGATTCTTTTGAGCCAATACACCTTCAGTCCTTAATCGGATTGCGGTATCCCTCACTCATAATGCAATTGCAAAACTCATTACCAAATCATCATTTGCTCCATAATCAGCCTGTGCCAATGATGGTCCATATACAAATGAAAATAATTCGTTAATGAGCCTGTTTGAATAAACTATTGCGGTTTTATCTCTAAAATATTCTACTAATTTTTCTACGATCAATGGTCTAGTTTTGCTGGTTGTAGTGAATCCAGCGACCATTTTTCGGTCATCTCTATAATACTTATTCGTCATTTGAGATTTTGTATCTACATATTTCATGTCACTAGTCGCATAAAATAAATTTTTGTAATCCCTATCAACCACTTGTTGAATTGACCCCCACCCAATGTTCGCATTTTCAATGATTAACAAGGCGTCATTGTATTCTGTAGCGGCATTTACCAATAAATCTCCAAATAACTTAGTATCAAGTTTACCCTGATATTCCGCCACCTGTTCCAAGTTATCAATATCAATTATGTGGAATGCTGAATAATCTTTTCCATCACCTCGAGCCACATCGGCCGATACCACATAGGTTTTATCCTGTTCGGGATATTTCCATTTCCAGTAATTACCGTCAATGCCCTCTTTTGCAATAGGTTCTTTTTTCAGATTTTCCAAATACCATTGAATGATGGGACCTGGAACTACCGATTTACCAGAAGTGAT